CTGATGTTATACTGCATAATCAAGTGAGGATATAGACTGTTCAAGTCAAAGGAAACAACCCACTTGTGCATACCAATCATTGGATCTTTAACATAAGCACCCTCGAACTGAGCATCTTTACCAGAGTATGCCTTTGCTGGAATCACAATACCTTTCTTACGCAGGTGATTATAAATGATAGTGTCCCACATACGAACCTGTGAGTAAACATCCTCAGGATTAATCTTCGCATTGTATGCCATGGTAAGATGCAACTCAAGCAGACGCATCTTGTCTTCTAGTTTGTCAACCAATTCTACGTCATGAATGTTATATTCAACAAACACATCCCAGTGATTGGTATAAAAGTCTTTGAAGTCATTTCCTGGATTCTCTTTCTTCGCATCACCTAGTTCTTCACCAGCGATGTAATCCAAACGATATGACTCTTGTTTAGTATATGTATATTTCTTGTAGAGTTCGAGATAGTCCAGCTGAGAAATACCTAGAATGTCATAGTGAATCTCTTCGTTACCTTTGATGAATGTCTTGCGTTGATTGACATAACCCCAAGGACTAATCTTGTTGGCAAATGTTTCACCCAACTCTCGCTGAATGCGATGAATCAAATAGACATTATCAAAGAAGTCTGTGTTCCAACCAGTGATGACATCTGGATAATTACCTTGCCACCAAATCATAAACTCTTTAAGCATGTGCTGTTCGTCACGACAGTTGACCATCGTAACATCAGCACGACTAGACTTATACTCACCATACTTTGTTTGAGCAAAGGTGATAACCTTCTTGGATTGAAGATCCTTAATCGTGATTAACAGAACCTCTTCATTGGCTGACTTGATATCTGGGAATCCATTCTCAGTTTCAGTCTCAATGTCAATGGTGTAAACTTTAATCTGTTCCATATCCCAGTTGACATCGTCTTCGTATGTGTCACTGATATATTGATATGCGTAATTGGTATTACCGTAAACAGGGAAACCTTCAACACCTTCGTAGCGTTTGATGAAGTCTCGAGTCTCACGGATACCTCCAGGTTTTATTTCATCAACGAATGTATCTTCCAGAGTCTTCCATTTTGATTCAACCTTAGAAGTGACAAAAAGCGTAGGATAGAAATCTACCTTACGCTGATATGCTCTGCCATTTTGATATCCTCTAACGAGGATCTTGTCGCCCACTGGGTGGACGCTGGTGTAAAATTCCATTAAACTTGTTTTCCATACATAAGTTGCATTGCGTCAAGTGCGCAGTCGTGGACAGGATGATGCTTGATGACTTCGTGTCGTTTGAAGAGAGGATGATCTACTTCTACATAGCCATTCGTGGTTCCAAACATAATGTCAACTGCAGTTCTGACATCTCTCCACATATTATACCCTGTAATTTCTTGCAAGCCAAATTTAACTGCCAATGAATCAATGGATAATTGATCAAGTGAACCTCGTGCCCACATTGTTTGTTTATCAGCATTTGGGAATTGCTTCATATAATCATAGAACATTTGCATTCCATCTTTTACAGTCATGTCATCAGCAGATGGATCCAAAGATACTTTACGAACATACTCATGTTGGTCTTTCCACCATCCCAAAGTTGATTGTGAAGCAGAACGACCAGCCTTCAATTGTTCCTTGACATCGAACTTTACAAAACATGCATTGTCCAATAGATCTTGATAGGTTGGTCGTTTCTCTGGATCAAAGTGAACCATAGCTGCAGAGAGAATCACACAGTTGGATTCTACTCCCAGCGTTTCAACATCGAACATGAACATTAGAATCCTCTACCTTCACCATCTTTAGTGAAGAATGATTTAATCTTTTGCTCTTTAGTCCAACCATTAGTATAATCATTATCAATATCACAAAGAGCAATGGCTTCTTCTTCAGTCATAACACGATGACTAGTGATAACTTCTGGAAGTGCCAATTGAGAAAACTCTTTTGCATCTTCGCAGGTAACATCATCCATGGCATACTCTGGATTAGTTGCTGGTGCTTCGACCATGTAACGCATACGATATGATTGAATCGCTTCGACCAAAACCCATACCGAACCTTCTTTGATTTTAGTTGGTGTTTCTAACTCTTCAATACGAGCAGTCAATACGCTAACAGCAGTATTGAAATGACCAGTACCCTCACTGTAAGGATCGTAACGATCAAGCAAAACTTGTCGCTCTTGTTTCAACATATCAATATATTCTTTACTCATTAATCATCTCCTTAGTTAAAGCCAGCGAGTTCTTCAATGCCTTTTCAGCAACTCGCAATCCATATTCCATCTCTCGTCTTTGTTGTTTCAACAATGAAATCTCACGAGATTGTTTTGTATTTTGCTCATACAACTCTGTGGTATCTTTCTTGAGTTTCTCCACCCAGTCATTTACTTTATGAATAGTAACCCAAGTACCGTCAGCAAGTTTAGTATGACCATCACGAATACGAAATTCGTCAGTCCATCGTTCACCAGTTTTATAATTTGGCATTGGTTCAAACAAAAACAATTCTTGTTGTTCTAATTTTCGTAGGAGAACATCAAAGTTTCCTTTAACCATATCTTTACCGTAAAACATTATTCATTCTCCTCATACTCTTGTTCACGACCAGCCATTGCTGCATGAATATCGCAAAGAGTTGTATGCCAACCATCGGTGTATCGTTTTCCTGGAGCACCACATTCTTCACAAGTAACATAACTCATAGACTCTGCAAAACTAATGTAGTTGTAATGCTTATCAGTTGCAGCCTGAACATAGAATCGAAGTCCACCAAACTTTTCTTTCACCTGAACCGCAACTGGAACTTTAAGAGTTTCTTCGTCAAGTTTAGTCTTTGCTTCATCAAGTGCTTCTTGTGTTACTGTTTTTGTCCCATAAAGAACATTACCAATACCAACTTCTGCGAGATGATCATAACGACTTTGTGCACCACGATATTCAGAAGTCAACATACCGCAAAGAGTATCGATGATGTTATACCAACCATCACCACACTCAAGTCCCCAGCACATGGCTGTGGTGCGCATATCTCCATTACGATCTCGAAAGACCAGAGGATACCTAGCACAGAGTGCTTCGTCTAATTCTTTTCTCATGACCAAGTCCTATGATTTTCTGCCACATGTTCAAGTCCATCATATTCATGAATATGCCATTCAACATCATCTGGAATATCCAAGATTGCTAGTTCTGATGCCCAACCCCATGAGTCTTTACCCAACTCTTCAATCACAGCAATCAAATCTGGATCATTGCGCTGTTCATAGAACTCATACTCACTTAGGTATGTCGCATCAGATTGTGGACTACCAGCTTTGTAATAGTCTGAGTCATTTCCACGAATTGGATATTTTGCTGGAACTTTATCGAATGCAATACCCTTGCGTTCAAGTAATTTCTCAAATGCTAAATTTGAGATACCGAACCCACCAAAACATCTATTAATTACTACTTTCATTTTATTACCTTTGAGTTATCTGCAACATCTTTATCATCACGCAGTTCAATGAACACTGGAAGGAACAAAGATTCTTCTCCACTTTTGTTCTTGATCCTAGCATTATACTTCACTGCCACGATTTTGTCAACTAAATTTTCTTTCCAATATTGCTTTCGTTGTGCATCATTGAAACCAGATCCTACATTTACCTTTACAATTCCATCTGCGGATTCACAGATAATTGCACCAAGCATACCTACTGCTTTACCTTTACCTTCTTCAACTGCAACAATCTTAAGATCGCATTCCAATTCACCTTTGAATTTAATCTGAGTCTTGCTTCGTTTGTCTTCCCATTCACCACTACCATCTTTAAGGATGATGCCTTCATATCCATCTGCAAGATAACCTTGGAAAATCTCTTGTGCTTGTTCTAATGTTTCAACAATGGTTGATGTCACAGTCCAAATCTTTTTATCTTTAGATGACTGTTTGTTGACAATCTGTTCCAATGTTGAGAATCGTTTTGCGTATGGAGTCTGGCAGTAACCATCAATGAACTGAACATATGGAATCAAATCCCAAACAGTGGCATGAACCATTGCTGCTTCTTCAGCAGAGATTGTTCCCTTGTTGGCTTTGTTTAAGATTCCATTGCCAGTCTGGCGATCAGCAAACTGGTGATCACCATCCAACATAACCAATAACTCACCATCAAACACGCAATCGATAGAGCCAGCAAGAGCAATAAATTCTTGCTCAAGGTTACCCAATAAGAGGATTTCTTTTCCATTTCTACTCCTAAATTCACATTTACCATCACGAACAATCGCATTGAATCGCATACCATCCATCTTCATTTGAGCATAGGCTGGGAATTTAATCTTGTCAACCAACTTC